CCAGTTCTCGGTTGGAAGGTTCATCAAATACGCCGAGGATAACGGCTTGCCCGATCTAGAACATCTTAGTAAAGAGGATCTAGACGGTTACTTCGATTGGTTCGAGTCTCGCACCAGGTGGGATGGGGAGCGGGATAAAGCCAATTCTAAAGTAGTGTCTGCTTCTACTGTTGATACTGAATTTAGACGGCTTCGAGCTTTCTTTAACTGGTGTGTTAAAGAAAAGACAATCCCCATCTCCGAGAGTCCGATGGACGGCATCGAGCAGGTCAAGGTTGAAGAGAGGGTCATCGATGTGCCCTCCGATGAAGTCCTGGGCGAGATACTGAAGCTCACTGATTACAAAAATAAAGCAGTTGCGCCAACGGAACTCTCCCGCTTCCGTAGGCTCCGCGACCGAGCTGCTATCTTCTTTCTGATCGAATCTCCTACTCGAGTGAGTGAGCTCAACAACCTGAAAGTCCAGGATATCCTTATCGAAAGTCACAAGAACGGCGTCCCTGATGTGTCGACCAAGCTCTGGGGCAAGGGCAGTAAAGAGAGGACCGTAGCGTTTGGCAGGGAGACCAGTAAGACGTTAGTCGACTACATCGAACAGCGGGCTGACTACGTCAGACGAGGAGAGGATGCCTTATGGGTATCCGCTCACGGCTTGAAGGGTACCGGTATGGGACGCAGGTGGCTTTGGGCTATGCTCCACAAGCTAGGCCAGGACATCAGGACAGATGACTACCCCAACGGAGTCAAGCTGCATCCCCATATGTTCCGCCACCGTTTTGCCTTTGATTGGCTGAGAAAGGGAAAGCCTGAATACCTGCTCAAATCTTATGCCGGTTGGAGTGACAAGATACCAGCAACCTATACCAAGCAGATCGACTCTGAACAGGCAGCAGAGATGGTGAGGGAGGACTCGCCGGTAGATGCCCTGGTAGATAGGCGCCGTCGTAGATAGGTTGCAGTTAGGTTGCAATAGAAAAGGGCCCGGGGCAGTCACCCCGGGCCCTTATGCTTTGTTGTTGTCTAGGCCGCTATCCTTTGTCTGAACTCATCGACGTCCTCCAGCTTTACGTCCAGTGCCTTTGATATTTTGAGCATGGTCTCTAGTGTTGGTGGGTGCTTCCCTCGTTCTACGTGACTGATAGTCTCGACCACCACTCCTGACAGTTCGGCGAGGTCTTTCTGCGTCCTCCCTTTCGAGATCCGTATGTATCTAAGTTTCATCTATCCTTGTCCTCAGTTAGTTCCATCGCCCTGGTAGTGCAGGGACGGCAGAGGTGGGCGTCCTTGAAGAATCCCGGCTCTACTGGCAGCAGCTCGTGTTCAGACCCGCAGCTGATACAAGACGTTGGCCTATGTCCTTTGTTGTTGTCCGCTGATACAATCTGTTCACCCCAGGGAGCCTCCTGGGGTGTGTGTGACTCCCCTGGTCCATCTTTGGGCCCGGGGAGTTTATTCTTTTCGTAAGCTCCTGCTATCTCGTCCGAGACTTCATCCGGTGTCCAGTTGTCACGGTAACGCCTCAAGAAATACTTGGCGGTCTCTTGGCCTATCGTTGGGTTCTCGATGAAGTAGCCGTCAAAAGCTGCTTTGAACAGGTCTAGGTTATGATCGTTATCCAGCTTGACTGTTACCGCAACTAGCCACTGGTAGAATTCTTTAGGTGGTCGCATCACTCCCTCCTGCTCTCGGCGCGTATGACTGCAGTGCTGAAACGGTCGTGCCGGTGAAGCTCTGGCCCTTCTGGGCACTCTTCTACTTTGCATACCTTCGGTTCCAGCTTGTCAGACGAGAGAGGGTAATCTGTGTGATAGATGACCTGAACGCCGATCTGGCCCTCCCAAGGGGACTCTGGGACTACGGTTTCGACCTTCCCATCTTTGACGTAGATGCGTATCGATATATTGTTTTCCATTACTCGTCCTCCTCGTCTTCTTGCTCGCCCTGGAACAGAGCCAGAGCGTTGCCAACTATATGTTTGCCAACAATCATGCTGGCTTGCAGGTTGTGCTCCAGGCCCATCAACAGGCCCTCTTCGTTGACGTAGATAATTTCGATTGTGTAGCCATTCCTCTCCGTTTCCATAAGCGTCTTCACGGCCTCGATATATCCACCAACGTGGCCCTGGAGCTCGTCAAGCCTGAACCTCTGTCCGTCTTCAGGAAAGACGTCCACCATCGCGCCGTCAGGCTGTATCAGAATTGCCATTACTCGGCCCCCTTTGCTTGAACTTCCTCGACTCTCGAGTCCGGGCTATTATCGCTATCGGCCAGGCACTCTGGACAAGAAGACATAGTTTTTGGATGAATGTAATCATCCTTGCACTCGCAGTCCCAAAAATCGGGTGTAGTGAATCTAGGCATAGTTCCTCCTTGCGGTGTGTGTATCAGCTACTACGCTGAGGGAGGCCCAGGAACCGGAGCTCCTGGGCCTGGACTCAGCCTAGAAGGCGTCGTAGATATCACCTCCGTCAAAGACATGGCGGTAGGCGCACTCTGGGCAGTTGTAGACATATGAGCCCCCTTCGCCCACCTCGGGGCGAGGGAAGAGGGCGCGTTCAGACAATTGAACATGAGTTTCCTCATGTCCGCAGTCGCACCTGACATCGTAGCCAGAGGCCACTACATAAAGTTCTTTCTCCTCTTCTACCGTCTCGGTTATACTCTCGAGCTGGCTCTCCACATCCTCCCGAGTAGTGACTACGTAGGCTCCCTCTTCGTAGAACTTCCGCTTGGCCTCCTCTTCTGTCTCGGCCCTGACTAGGGACTTGATTGCTGATACGCATGATTCTGTGATCTCAAATAAAGGCATTAGTAATCGTCCTCCACGTTTTCGCCCATCTGGATGAGCTGTTGTCTGCCGTTGCCTCCGTCCTTAGCCCACCCGCAGAAGCACCGCGCTAGCAGTGGGCCTGGGTCTTCCTCTGCTCCGTTGTATGCAGCGTGAGCTCCGCAGTCGTTGCACCTCCAGACTCCACAATCATTGGATACCTCGAACTGGCCGTTGCTGTAGCAGCCCTCGCATATGAACCCCTCGGGCTCTTCTCCTTCGACGAGCTCACACTCAAAGACCTCCGAGCCTACGCAGTCGTTATCTATGTGCTCTATCTCAACGTCTTCAAGCTCGTTAGGATCGTAGACTGCTGCTTGGGCTTGCTCCGAGTTCTTAGCAGTCACTATGTATGTGTCTGAGAACCTGTTGCTTGCGATGATTTTGTACTTAGGCATTACTCGTCCTCCTTCATCGACTCGATATCTATGCTCTGGATTCCAAACACGTGACCAGCTGGAGATTCGATGAGCATGAAACCGTTGTCATCGCTCCATAGTTCCTTCGCTGGGAAATGTTCGCCTCCTATCCAACCTGACCTATGCTGTGGCTTGCTACCGCTAGCTTCAAAATCTAGGTCAGATAGATTGTCACTATCTTTCTCTAGAATCAGAGACGCTCTTATTTTTTCGCCGTCTTTGTTGTCTCGTATGATTACCTTTGAAGTCATTGTCCTTATCCTCCGTTTGTCCTTGTTGTCTGTTGTCCTTGTTGAATGTTCGCGCCCTTCGCCCTTTGTTGAGGCCCTCCGCCGGGGGCCCCGCCTCGGATGGACCGAACGCCCGGCAGCTCGTCAGCTGCCGGGCCTCGGGGTCTAGTGGGCGGGGTATACGATGAGCTCCACCGAGCTATCCCAACACGCCCGGCAATCATCGGGGCACTTGCGCGGGGTGAGGTGATTAGCTGGGCACTCGAGGCCCTCGGGGTAGTCGACCGCCCCGGTGGATACGACCGAGGCCGGGAGCTGTCGACCGGGGCCCAGGTGGCCGAGGTTACGGACTCCGCCGTCTATCCAGTTGCCCGAGACCCGGGCGGTTAGGTTAGAGGGCAGGGGCCCGAATTTATCCCACCAGCGATTAACAATGGTTGTCTCTCGGGTGGGGAGCCAATGGCGGGTATTAGGGGTGGCGCGGACTACCGCCACGATTAGCGATAGCATCCGCTCATCTTGTAAATCCCCCGAATCAAACCAGCGGAAAAAGGGCTCGGCTCCGATATCAAATACCATGGCCTCGACCCAATCGGGATGATTCATTGCCTCAAGCCTCCGCTCCTGGGCAGCTTGTACGCTGTCGAACGGATACCGGCCCTTGAGGGCGTAGCAGTTATTGCAGACGGTGCCGGGGATATTCTGCAGCTGCCCGCCGATGCGACACCGGCGAGCTGAGATAGACCACGCCGGGCCCGGCATTTTACCGGGAGCTGATAGGCCCCCGGTAATAGCTCGCGCTTGCTTTTTGGTAGTCACTCGAGGCGCGTCCGCCGTGACTAGGCTAACCACTGATGAACTCCGAGCCCCTGCCGTAGCGGATGGCGAAGCTACGATTGGCTTGGGCGGTTAAATTCATCAGGTTGCCATATTCCAGAATGCCCGATGCTGTGGGGGTGTAGGGGATGGGCTCATCAACTGAGAGCCCAGGGCCCCGGCGCGTTACGCGCCACCATAGATATGAGAGATATTCCCGCATGGGGTAGCCTCCTGGGGTGTGTGTGTAAGCGGATCAGCTCGAAAGCTCATCAGCTCCCGTCTAGGCCCGCCGAGGAGGGCGGGCCCAGTGGGGAGCCGGGGAGCTAATTAACCATTCCCCCCTTGAATGGTGAAACGTGGCCCAATCCGCTGCAGTGGGGGAGCTCCCGAATCCAGCAATCCCCCTCGAGGTTTATAAGTACGCTGATATGATTGATGTAGTCGACAACGTCGGCGGGGTGAATGCCGGTAGCCTCGATAAACCCGCGAATGTCGCAATCTTCCTCAAGGTAGGTATGGCTATTTAGGAGGGTGGATACCTGCCCGCTAACCTCGGGGGTGTAGGTATCGTGGCGGTAGCTATACCGGCTCGGCCGATAACCGGAGGCGGTAATGTCCGCCGTGGGTACCTCGAGCCACCCATGCCCGCCATCTTGATAAAACCGGAGGTTATCCAATCCATAGCGGATAGGGGGGCAGCATTCGCATAGGTTAGAGTCGCTGGGCTGTGGAGGGCGTCCGTAGTCGCGATGATTAGCGATAACCGCGCCACACTTTCGGCATTCCCGTATCTCCCGCTCTTTTACTATTTGCGCCCAAGGTTTATTAGCCTCTGCCTGATAGTCTATTTCTGCCATCTGTGGGCCTCCTCTGATGTGTGTGTTTGCCTGGGCTTTGAATTATAAAGAGCTACGCCTTAAAACGCAATGCATTACGTGTGTATTAATAGGAGTATCTGCTAGCAGATGCTACAGCAGCTGCAGAAGTAGCAGCAGAGGCAGTAGCGGAGCGGATAGCGTAGCTACTGCCTAGCAGCTGCTGTAGCTGATAGGGTGGACGGCTCCGGCGAGGGCCTCCGCCGTCCGCCCTAAATTGGTCTATTTTCGCCTTTTTAGACTTGCGTTTTCCGGTCTGCAGATGGTCGAATTAGGGGTATGAATGCAAAAAAGGACAGCGCCTCGGCGCCCGATGAGCTGGATAGCTTCGAGCTTGTACGCCCTGGACTCGGCGAGACGGATGCGGAGGCCGACCCCGAGCGGACAGAGTCAGAGGGGGAGCGGTTGCAGCGGGTTATAGATCGACTCGCCTCCTCGCCTGAACGTAAAAAAGCTATGCGGGATCTGTGGGTGTGGAATCGTCAAGAGCGTTTTCTTGAAAGCTTCGCCAGTCTCGGCACTACCGTCCACGCCTGTGAGGCGAGCGGAGTGTCTCAGCGAACGGTTAGGGACTGGCGGAAACGCGACCAGCTCGGCTTTGTGGCTAGGATGGACGGCTCGGCGGAGTCGTTCGCGGATAGGCTCGAGGCCCTAGCGATAGACCATTGCCGTCGTTTAAAGCCTGGGCAGAACCCCACGTTGATACTCGCCCTATTGAATGCCCGCAGGGCCTCATCTACGTATAGCCAGTTCCGCCCAGCTGCAGCCGTCGACCCGCTCACAGCTCGAGAGACGCTATCCGAACTGCGCCGTCTGTCCTTATCCAGTGTTGGCCCCGAGAGCTCGGAGGATGAGACCGCCACCAGCTCCGCTATCCAGGAGGCCGAGGATCTGATTCGGTCCAGGTCTGCCGCCGCGCCCAGGGCAGCTCACATCCCTATGGAGGATGAGGCCCAGGAGCTCGAGGAGGGCGGGCCCTCAGGCTCGGAGGGTGGCGCGGGTGGCAGTAGATGAGGGGGCCACCCCCCCGGCATGGCTTGGTCGCGGGTCGTGTATTTAAGTACCCACCCCTGACGATTCATTTTCAGCAAAAGGAGCTTTCGATGCCAGACATGATCTTAGGCCACCAGCCGCAGTCTCTGTGCGAATACTTCTCGCAGTGGGAGGAGTTTGAGGGGACTGTTTGGTACGACGGGGACGGGGAGTTTGACGCAGCGTTTGTGGGGTTTGCCTGGCAGGCATCTGTTGGCCCGATCGTTGTCTACGACCAGGACAAGGTGCTGGAGATCATGGTTGCTACGAGGGAATACGACGGTGATGAGCCGATGATCGATGCGCTGGATGACTTTGGGGTGAACGTGCAGGGGACGTATGCCGGGGAGCGCACCCCCATCTTCCTGACTTACGTGGAAGAGGGGGCTGTAGAGGATTTCATGAAGCGTAAGGCTGGCGCCGAGCTGAGTGGTTGGTCCCGGGAGATAGCTGCTGAGGGGGTCACAGAGATCAGCTGATGCCGTTAGCTCCTGCCGTAGTCGATTACTTGTTCGACAAGGTCCAGTTCGAGCCTACTGATCTGCAGAGGGGCATCCTGGGCAGTCGGAAGAGGTATGTGCTGGTCAGTGGTGGTGAGCAGGCTGGGAAGAGCATGGTAGCGAGCAAGTATTTGCTCAGCCGTTTCATGGAGACGGAAGGGGCTGGGTTGTACTGGTTGGTAGCAGCGGACTATGAGCGTACACGAGCTGAGTTTGATTACTTAGTGAGTGATTTCGCTGCTTTGGGGGTGCTTGCCGAGTCTAGCAAGCGTGTTGATCCGGGGCGGATCGTGTTGGCAGATGGGACGCGGATCGAGACTAAGAGCGGCAAGGACCCCCGCACCTTGGCGATGCGGGCTCCTAACGGCATTGTGGGCTGTGAGGCCAGTCAGTTAGACCACGAGACTTTCTTCCGGATCAGGAGCCGTCTGGCGCCGAAGAAAGGGTGGATGTTTCTGAGCGGGACGATGGAAGGTTCGCTTGGGTGGTACCCGCAGCTTGCTACAGCGTGGCAGGCCGGTGCTGGTGATGAGCAGAGTTTTACGCTGCCTAGCTGGAGTAACTACCATCTGTACCCGGGCGGTAGGGAAGACCCGGAGATATTGTCGTTGCGGGACAACAGCCCTGATGAGTTCTTTTTGGAACGGATTGAGGGGATACCTTGTCCGCCTACCGGGTTGGTGTTCACGGAGTTTCGGGCTGATTTGCATCTTGAGGATGTGAAATACGAGCCTGGCTTGCCGGTGCATATCTGGATGGACCCTGGTTATGCCGGTGCGTATGCGGTAGAGGTTGTGCAGATCGTAGATGAGCAGGTGAGGGTGATCGATGAGGTCTACGAGAGAGGACTTGTTACTGACGAGATTATTAGAGTTTGTCAGGCCCGTGAGTGGTGGCAGGACGTTCAGTTTGGGGCGATTGATATTGCTGGTACTCAGCATCAGGCTATGGCGGCGCCTGCAGAGGTGTGGCTGAAAGAGACTGGATTATACCTGGCCAACCAGAGGGTACGGATAAACGAGGGCACAGAGCGTCTCAAGGCTTTTTTCAAGCCAGACCCGCTCACCGGCAGGCCCAAGATATTGGTATCGCCCAAGGCTGCCGGGGTGCTGAGCGAACTGGGAGCTGCTCCTAACCCGTTTGACGGCCAGACTCGGGT